AAGCAACTGGGTCTTGTGACAACGATGCAATGATGCGTGGCTCAATCTGTGAGTAGTCAGCAACTACTAACTTGTACCCTGGAGGAGCAACAAACAAGTTACGAATCAACTTGCCGTAATCTCCGCTACTAGGAATGTTTTGTAGGTTAGGGTCAGTACTAGAAAAACGCCCTGTTTCCGCTCCGTGTGATTTAAAGTTAGTGTGTGCTCTTCCGTTAATTAAAAGCGATTTTTTCTCAACCACACGTGACTTACCTGCAGTTGTGCGAGTAATCTCTCCGCCAAGGTAAGGCATTACGTACGTTGTCATTAACTTGTTTAAATCTTGATACTCAATGATTGCGTCTACAAGTTCGTCTTTAGAACGATAGAACTCCATTGCCTCTGCAGACACTGAGTAATGGTAAATAGTCAGTTGTTCGCCTGACCTAACAATAGTTTGTCCTTTATCTGTAAGGGCTACTTTAATCTTTAAGTTTGGCTTGATACCACGGCCCTCTGGTTTAGGTGAGAACAACAACTCTTGTTTCTCTTTAACGGAGTTCATAGAAAATGCTCTGCCAGCCAACTTCCATGCTTTGGCTTTGGCTAAGTCAATGTCAATCTCTAAACGGTCTTTAAGGTTCTGTAACTCAACCATGTCTAAGTTTGCGCCTGTTAATTCCATATCACACAATGCAGCAATTACATCCATCTCTAAACGCCACACACGTGCAAGGCTTCCCCCTAACTTTGGTGCTAGAAACTTGTACAACTTCCAAGTTGCTTCTGCATCAAGACCTGAATAATGAGCAACATCAGTAAAAGAATGAACCTCAACCATTGCTCCAATGCCCTTTTCAACCTTAATCTTTAAAAACTTCTCAGCGCAATCCTTAAGTCCAAGTGAACCACGATTGCGGTTATCAATAACAAACGCCGCCATCATCGTGTCAAAGTAAGGTTTACTTGCAACTACGCCACGGTAATACTTAGCAATTGATTTAAGGTCAAATTTAATATTATGACCAACCTTTAACTGGTCACTAAAGAACAAAGGCTTTAAAGCCTTAAAGACATCTCCTGGCAATAACTGTTCTGGTGGTGAACTAAACACTGGAGTCCACTTGGCTTGGTTCTTTGAGTAATCAGTATCTTTAACTTCTTTACCTGCTGCAGCCTTACGTTGACCGCTAAGTAGCATCTCTTTATCCCAATGAAGAAAGTCACCGTTAGGGTGACCCATCGGTATTACATCGGTGCGGTTATCTGTTGCTAATGAAATCCATAGTACGTCGTTAACTACAGGTTGGATTCTGTTTTCACCAACTGTTTCAACGTCAAATGCAAAACCATCTACCTTGGAGTAAAACTCTACAAGTTCTTGTAATTGTTCTTTAGTTGTAACGATGTTCATTTAAATCCCCTCTGGTTGATGACAGAGGGGCCTGGAAACGGAAATTAACAGGCCCCTCTATCTATGGAAGTACTACGCTAATGTGCGAGCAATTTCTAGAAGTTCAGAGCGAGGGGTCTCACGAACTACTTCTTCTGCCGTAAATGAAACAGCATTTGCTACAGCGTCATTAACGTTGTCTTGCGACAACTTCCATTCCTCTGCAAGGTCACGACCACGTACGAAGTTGAGGGTGTACTGCGTAGTAGGGCCTGTTCCCAAGCGAGAAATCTCCCAGAATTCCTTATCAAGAGGTCCCTTGCGCTCATCATCGTGAGCCTTCTTGATTTGGCGTGCTAGAGAAGGTGGTGCAGTAAGGACTTGTACTGTTGGCTCTCCATCAGAAAGTACAAGTACGTTAAATGCAAACTTTCCACGAGCCTTGTCACCAAGTACATCGCAGAGTGGGCAAGTATCACCGATACAAACAAAAGACTTCTTACCCTTTGGGCGTTCAATCCAGTGTTGTTCGTATGTTGCGAAAGGACGGTCTTGTAAAAACTTTACAAGTTGTGGTTCTTCTGAAAAGCGAAAATCTGTAGGGAACTCAGATGTTTCTACCTTGAGTAGTGCTTCGGCTGCATCCCAACCGTCTTGCACTGTTGTTCCAACTTTAGGTTGGATTTCTGCGCTATCTTCTTCAAGATAGTCTGCGGCTTCCACCGCTGGCTTTGTTATTGGCATTTGTTTCCTTTGGGTAATGAGGCCTATTGGCTCTCTGTGGATGTGATGGCTTTCCAGGTTTTTACTAGAGTTTCTGTTAAGTCATCGTGTTGATTCCACTCTACACGAGCAGAACCTAAAAGTCCACGTTTGGCAAATTCGTCAATCGTGGTTTGAATGAGAGGTCTTGTGTACACCCTGTTGCCTCCAGTCTTTTGACCTTTTAAAGTCTTAGAGCGAAGGCGATAAGGAGCACGTGGTATGTACCCTTTCCTCTCCCATAAACGGATTGTTACTAAAGACTTTTCCAATGCATGTGCTAATGCACTGATTGTAAATACTTCAGTTTCTTTTCCGCCTAATGTTTTAACAATTGGGTTTTCATCCCAACCGTTTGTTTCTCCCGCCTTACGGCGAGAAACCTTTGGGTCTTCTTCTCTGCGTTTCTTTTTCTTTGAACCAGGAAGATATTCTAAATCGGCAAATGCCTTTTCAATTTCGTCTTGACCACGTAGACCAGCCATAGTTACTTCTTAAGTACCAGTGCCCAAACAATTTTTGGCGGGTACATTTCATCAACTTCTGCTTCAGTAAGAACTTCTTCGTACAAAGCAGCCATTAGCGCATCTTCATCTACAACACGTACTGTTTTGTATAGAGATTCTTCTAACCCATGAGCAGTAATAATTTCTTCTGCTTTTAATTCGTCAACTTTGCGAGTAACACGACGCTGCTTGATGATTGAGTTAAACCCGTCAACTTCTTGAGGGAGTTGAACCATAATGTTTCCTTTGTCATCAACCTCTCCTTCACCGTCTAGAAATACAAACAACTCTTCACGAAGTGCTTTCTGTTCTTTTTCTAGGTAATCAAGTTGTGACTTTAAAAATGCGTATTTCTTTGTGCGAGCAACTAAATCGTTCTCGTCTGTGTTGCGTAGTTTTTCTGGTGATTTCTTTGCCATGGTTTCCCCCTATTGTCCTTGAAGGAAGTTCAAAAGACTTCCTACTGTTAAATCTACACCACCTTTGGTGTTTATGCCTTCTCCGTCAATAATGGCGTTTGCAACTGCCGTCTTTTGATTAAGCATTTGGTACTGTCGTTCTTCAATCGAGTCTTCCATAAGGAAGTCTTGAATAATGACGCTCTTCCAAGTACTGGATGCTCTTCGAATTCGAGAGTTACGTTGAACTGCCGTCCCTGATGACCAAGGTAGGTCGTAGTTTATCAGAAGATTGGCTTGGGGTAAATCTACGCCATACCCGCCTGCGTCAGTGGAAATTAGTACCCTAACGTCTTTAGAGGTTTGAAAAAGAACTTTGGATTCTTCTTTTTCCTTAGAATTCATCATTCCTGAGTAAAGTGTGTTACCTATCTTCTTTTTGTTAAGAGAAGATTCTATCAGTGGCAACATACCTAGGTAGCAAGTAAACACAACTACCTTTGCGTTTTCATCGCTGTCTAAATGGTCTTCTATGTACTCAATCAACTTCTCTAATTTAGGGGACTTGGTTGCTTTATCTAGGTGTCCTTGCTCAGATAGCCCTAGAAGGTACTCCGAGCCTTCACCGTCCTTTGCAGAGGCTTTTACAGCACTATTACGCAATAGGTCAGGATGGTCGCACAGCATCCTCATAGCGGTTATCTTGCTCATGATTCTTCCACGCATTTCATCCATAGGGCCACCTAGTTGGTACCCCTGTCCATAGTGCGCTTCTATAGAGAAAGAACCTCCAAATAATTCTTGAGCGTCAATTAAATCAGACCGTAGTTCTGACGCAATTACTTCGTACAACTCTTTGCCCGATTTATCAAACGTGATTGTGTCTGGCTCTAAGTGAATAGTTTCAGGAAGATACGGTGCTACATCTGGGTCTTTTTGAGTTTTGCGAACAGACACTTGCTTCATCTTCTCGTGGAATATAGGGAGGTTGCGGTAACGCTGAACTCCACCAAAGTGGTTACGTACAATAAACGTTTGGTCAAACAAATCAAACCTACCGAGCACAGAGTTATCTACAAACTGCATAATGCTGTACAACTCTTCTGGTCTTCCGTTTTCAATAGGAGTACCAGTAAGTGCAAATCTAATTGGTATGTTTCTAGCAATCTTCTTTACTACCTTAGAGCGTTGTGACTTAAACCCTTTGATGGCAGTGGCTTCATCGCAGACTATTGCACCCCATTCATAATCTTTAATTATGTCCCAATCAGCAACAACAGTTTCATAGTTAGCAATGATGTACCCAGTGTGGTTTTCCCACTCCATATCACGGCTCCAACGAATCATTCGAGTTGCTTTTGAGCCATCAACTACGGATGCGTAATCGTCAGAAAACTTATTAATTTCTTTTTGCCACTGGTACTTCAAACTAGATAATGCAATAACAAGAGTTGGCTTTGTAAGAGTTCCTTCTTCCTTTAACTTTTCCAAAGCGGCAATTGTCATACAGGTTTTACCTAAACCCATCTCGTAAGCAACGAGCATCTTCTTACGAGCAACCATTCTGTCTACAGCCTCTGGCTGGTAAGGGAATAGTGTTCCTTTAAACATTGTCTATCGGTG